AACAATAAATCAAACAGGTATTCAAATTGCTTGGTGGTTAGTATTACATACATTACAAGATGATAACACAATCAAAAAACAATACTATTTATTATTAGATTCTACATTTTCTAATTATAGAGATATTTATGACCAAACTAACTATCCTGAACGTAAACAATGGTTAGGACCTGATTCAGATAGTGGTAATTATTGGAGAAAAAGTCCAAATAATCAAATTTCATATACAGCTTACGACCATCAATTAGATAAAAAAAAAAATCCAAAAGATCATATACCATTATCAGGTCAAATATGGTCAATTGACGTAACACGTAGTTGTGTAGATGGATATGATTGTATTATTGTCGGTGGTATATCACAGAATGAAAATTCATGGTTATGGAATACAAGTAAATTACGTCCATATATTTATTCTACATCACCTTTTCGACTTTCATTTCCAACTAAATCAACTGAAATTAATTTTATAGGAGGTTCACCTTGGGTAGCACAAGGGGGTACATGGGATTTACTAAAAGGTTCTGTACGCGATTTCAAAATGATTTCACAAGAATATAAATTTCATGTAGCTGGATATATAGGTTCATTTAATTGGTGTGCGGATGCTGCCGAAATGGCGTGGTGGGCAAATCGAGGACCAACTTTTGGTAACAAACAAGGTTCAGCCGAATATTTTAAAGCGTATACTTGGCAAAAAGGAGGAGCATTTGAAGATTGGAATATGTTTTTATGGCAACCAGTTGCAAATGATAATAATACCGGATTCTTTTCCAGTTTAGCTTATAAAACACAAGATAAAAATTTAGGATTTATGAGTCCAGGTGGTGATTTGTCATTTACATATAATCCTCAAGTAACAAACAATTTTGCAAACTTTATCTATTCACAAATTATATATAACGATAAAATGAGGGCAATATTAAAACCATATTTACAAACAATGGCAACATACACACCAAATGGAATAAAACAACCATTTAGTAACATTGAAGGATTCGCCGGAAGTTCGATTCCACATTCATTGATTGAAGGATATTCAGTGGCGGAAAGCACAAATCCTATATTAACACAAAAGGCGAATGATATGAATTCAAAAACTGTAAATTACAACACCTCGTTAGGAAATATAAGTGAAAATACAAAAGATTTACAAAGATATATAAACAAAAAACTCGTTTTTCAACGTGATGTAAAAGATATTTCAAGAGATGGAAAAACGGATTTCTATGATTTTTCAGGAAACCTATTGTATTACAATGATAAAGAAATACCGTCTTTACGTGATACCAAAATAAGTGACAATCAAGAGTTTATTATTCAACAAAACACCGTATATATTATTGGAACTATTACATGCGCAACAATGATTATTGCCGCAATTATTTTAGGTAGACAATAAATTATATTATAATATTGTATATAATTATATGGGACTTACACCAAATACAAATGTATTCACAGATCTTATTTCAAATGCGCCTACAGATGCTCCTAATAATGGTCTTACAAGTTATTTAACTACACAGGTAGGTAATAATATAGAGGTTCATGACCAAAAATTGACACAAAGTCAACAAGCATTAAAACAAATTGCAGGTTCGCAAAACATAATGTATTCCATGAACCAAGATGAAGCATATAGATTGAGTCGTAAGAAACAAAATGTGGATCAAGCACTGGATGGTCAAAATAGAATGATTACATTAAATGATAGTTATGTCAAAAAGTACGCAAAGTACAATCAAATTATCTTGGTTATTGTTTTAGTAATATTGGCTATTTTAGGCGCAATTATGTTGGGAACATATGTTCCTGCAATTCCATCTGTCGTGAATGACTTAATCATGATATTGGCTGTAGGAATTGGGTTGATTGTGATTTATACCATATACATGGAAATCCAAAAACGTGATTCGTTGTATTTTGATAAATTGAAAACATCTATACCCGATTTAAGTGGAAATTTAGATATAAGTGATAATGATATTAATTCAGATCAAGCATTTTTATTGGGAGGTGGTTGTTTTGGTGAAAAATGTTGTGGAGATTCACCCGTGCATTTTATTGATGGAAAATGTCGTTCTCCTCCAAAAGACATTTGGAATTATGAAGTTGGACAGGGAAAAATGTTGTCTGGTGCAGGTTATACAGATCCGGATACAGATAATAATCTCTCTACCCAAGATAAAGTAACTGCAAAAAGCAGAATGACTTGGTCGTTTGATCCAGACCGTGCTCAATGGGTCAATTTACAATTAGGAAAATATTGGGATTTTTCGTTGGGTGCGAATGGTGGAGTAAAAGACATTCCCGCTGCTCTTCCGGATGCTCCAGCTGCTACTCAGGCATTTTCAAACATGAACTCTGGCAATTCAATCGGTACAATTGATAATTATGAAACCGGGTATACATCTTACAGGTAAATTATTCGACATCACGCACCCCCACGACCACCACATTCTCCTCCAACGTTTTATGTTCATATATAATTTTATAATGAATTATATATGGAAGATTTGTATAATCAAATTAAACAACAAAATAGTGCTTTAAGACAAAATGTAATCACTCAATCCGAAATTAATTCAAGCAATGTGAGTTTTACCAACTATGAATTGGCCGAAATTGATACAATACAAATCATAAATACATATTTGTTTATCATTTTTTATTGTGTTGCCGCAGTATTGATATTCATAATAGTAACATATAATCCATTGAATGTATATATAAAAATATCCATTGTCCTTGCCATTGCATTATTTCCATTTTTGATATACACCCTTGAATATATTATATATTATTTGTTGAGTTATATTTTTAGTCTAATTACATTTACGCCATTTAATAGTGTATATTTATCCAAATACCAACCGAAATCATATGAATCGCTATTCAATAATCGATATTATCAACTGTAGGAACCGTTACGTCGCGTCGAGCCGAGCCGAGCCGAGCCGAGCCGTCTAATCATACAGGGTTATTTCTGGGGGGTTGCCAGGATGCCGGCTGCAGGCCGGCAAAAAATTTTTTTTTGCTTTTTTTGACCGGTTGTGTGTTGTATGTTTGTGTTTGAATATTATATGTCATACATACATATCATTGGTTCGTGGTTGGCTGGCTGGCCGGCCTGGCCATATGATTAGAATTGTCCATATACGTCATTCTCGTCAATGACATTCTCTTGTGACCCCCACGCATCCACTTCCGCCATATCTCCGTATCGAATACGGACGCCAGTCCAAGTTCCGGTTTTGTTCTTGCCGAACATCTTGTCCAGAGTATCGTGCAAGTCGCGGTTGGATGGAGCACGTCCGCCATTGTTCTGTGAATACCACAATGAAAACTCTTGGTTGACTTCCGATTTCTTCAATTTTCCCTGTGGGTCTTTCATGACTTTCTCGGCAATGAATTGGGAGAATTGGTCCTGACTCTCGCGGTATTCTCGGCTTGCAATCAATACCTTATCACAATCGCGGGTAATTCCCATAGTTTCGCACGCAATCTCGACCATCATACACGCAAACACCTCTTTCCATTGTTCGAATTTTATTTTGATATTCGTATCCACTTTGAATTGATATGGATTGGTTGGGTCATCATTACGGGGATTTTCGGTAAATAACGCTTCAAATGGAACCACGCGGAAACGTCTCCATGTGCCGTGACTATTTCCTTTTACTTCCATCAATTCATTTGAACACACGATCAATTTGAAAGCGGGTAAGTATGAAATTGCATTGGGTTGATATGGCGCACGGGCTTGAATGATATCCTCACCGCTCGTAAGCTGTTTCATAATACCATCGTGTATGACTTCGTCTTTGGCTGGTTCTTGTATAATGACATAACGTTTCCCTTTAAGTGCGAGCAATTCCGGTGCCAATCCACCGATTTTCGTCCGTTGATTCGTAGATATGAGTGACATTGGTGCGTCTCCCTTGTATTCACCCAATACCAATATCATAAATTGAGTAAGAACGGATTTACCATTCTGTCCATACCCCGTATACATATTCATTGTTTGATTCGGATTACCGCCAATGTATGTGGACGACAAATGTTCCATCATGTATCTGCGTAATTCTTTATCTGGAAATAATTGCGAAAAGAATGTGTGAATTTCTTTGCGAATCGGTTCATCCCGTGTTGGTTCAAATGGAATATAATCAATATTGGTACAAAGAGTAATGTAATCTTCGGGATATCCCTTGCGAAACACTTTTTCGTTGAATTCAAATACCCCATTTTTGAAACAGAGCAAATTGTTATTATTATCGATTTTCTCCATGAAAGTCTCATCGCGGAACAATTCCCGCGACTCCGTCATAATATTATTTTTCTCGGTGGTATTTCCTAAACGGGTAACGATGACGCCATATTTTTCCTGTTGTTTCGTCAAGAGATCCTTTTTAGGACCTTCTTCTGCGGCTTCGGCCGCCAGCCAAACCGCCTCGCGTTTTTTGTCAAACAGGCGTCTCATTTCGGTAGAAATCAACTGTCTCAAGACCGCACCCGAATCAATTTGTTTCCATCGGTGGTCCTTGTATTCATACCAAATATTGCCTCGAATCGAACAACAAATGAACCGGTCCTTGTATAAATGATAGAGCAATTCCGCGAGATCGACGGATGTGCACCCGCCCGTTTTCACGGATTCGTCCAAATCGTATTTGTTCTTTTGGACACACAATTCCAACATGAAATCGATGGATTTCTTCCGCACTTCATTGTATTTTTCCGGAGCGTCGAATTTCGACCAATAAAGGATGGAACGCGATGTCAATCCATTCGATTTGTTCAAGTTAAATCCGTCCCATTTGTCATACATATCAATTATGTTGGAAAACTGGAAATCGTCGGATTGCGAACTGAATTCCACCCAATACGGGAATAGACAATCATTGGTGTTTTTCAGTGCCCATCCTACACGCATCCATTGGTCATACGACCCTCGACCATAATATTTCGCGGGGAGTGTCATCAGATAGCCATACACGTCTTTTAATGCATTATTCACGTCGATTTCTTGAATATAAGACAAGAATCTGGTCATAAATTCGGCGAGTTCTTCATTGGTTCTCACCGATTGAATTGCGACATTGTACATTGAACCCGAACGTGAAGATATACCACGTGTGATCGAGCTTGATACAGAAGACGAGACTTTTGCATTTGTTGCAACCACGGCGCCCCCACCACCACCCGAAATATTCACTGTAGGATTCAACGGGAACGCAGGATGGTTTGGGTATCGCGCCGACAACCGATATACATTTTTGACCAAATCGAATTCGTCCATATCGAGTTTCGTCTGTTCAAATTCGCTGCCGTCATACGTCATGTCATACACTTGGGTCAATTTATATGCCTGATTGGCCGGTTTTTTCGAACCGACCAATTGCCAGTTGGTCGGGCCATTCATGACACCTTGGTCAAATACATCCTCCCAAGTATTGACCAGTGGAATATCACTCCAACTGTTGGACACCGATGCAATCAACAATTCGCGTAGTTTCAGTCGAATCGCACTCGTAGATTGAATTCCCACAATGATATGTAGGCCGTCTTTCGTGATTTGCGATTCTTCCTGTCGGTTTACAGTGTCCTTTTCAAATACAAACATCGGAAAACACGTGTTTGAGTCAAACAGGTATAATGATTTTAAACCGGCTAAAATATCGCCGACTAAGTCCATTACATTGAATTCGGTATATTGGCGTTCATCTGTTTCATACGTGTGTCTTAAATCGAGGTCGATTAGTATTGGACCATTTTCCGCCAGTTGTTTCTCGGTTAAATATTCTTCTTCGCCGTGTTTAAATACATTGACTGCATATTTGCTTAAGAACTCGGGGTATTTATCCGCTGGAATGTGATACGACCCACCGGAAATGTGCAGATTTGCGTTTCCTATACGTGTATTTGTGATTTCCTTTTGGTCACCCTTTTTCACAAAGTAGGGTGATAATAAAGACGATATTGGTTTTTTTGATGTCATACATATACTATTGTGGTATTTTTATTCTGTTTTTTGAATTCAATTTTATTTTTAGGAAAAGGTATTGCCGTTTGTAATTATGTCAATATATATTATAATGTTGTGTTCGAGCTACAATAAGAAGACCCGGAAATGCAACAGTCCAATTAATAGAAAACCCGAACCAATTGGTTTTGAACACATTTATAAACCTACAAATCCAAATTTCGATATTATATCAGCCAATTATGGTGATATGAAGACTTACGCAAATGTTACCAAACAAACAGGTAAACGAAAAGATAAACCTCCTTCATTTAGTCGTAATACCGGGACTAAAATAAAAACTGCACAAGAAATACTGGATGAATACTTTGAAAAACGAAAATTAAACCATTATGGTAAACTGTTTAAAACTTCAAGAAAAACAGTAGGTCCTGCACTTAAACGTCGTAAATCCTCAAAAGGCGGTTCGCGTAAAACCAAACGAAGATATAGAAAACATAAATAAAAAAACCCCAATAAAATTGAAATAAAAACACCACATATATAAAATATAAATCAAACCATCCAACAATGAATTTCTGTATTAAATGCGAAAATATGTATTACATTACGATTGATACGATTGACACAAACAAGTTGAATTATTACTGCCGTAATTGTGGCCATGTGGATACGGAACTTACAATGGACGGTCTCTGTGTCCTAAACAATGAAATCCGGAAAAAGGAACAGCAATTCAATCATATTATCAATGAATATACCAAACTTGATCCTACACTTCCGCGAATCCACAATGTGAAATGTCCGAATTTAGACTGTTTGACAAATGCCGAATCCACGAAAGACCCCGCCGAAATTATATATATGCGATATGACAATACGAATTTGAAATATTTGTATTTGTGTGTTTCCTGTGATTACAGTTGGAAAACGAATGACAACAAATAATGGTTTGTTGGACGGGGGGACGGGCGGGGCGGGAGAGAGATGGGGGGGCTCTTCAAAAATAAAATTGAATAATAATATAAACTTTAATATTATTATATACCAATACACACATGTCGAAATTTTTGAAAAACGGTAATCGCGATTCGGATTCGGATTCAGACCCTGAATCAGACAATGATGACGAAGAAGAAGAATACGACGAACCAAAACCCAAAATTAAAATACACGCCGATGATGCCGATTTTGATGCCGATTTGGATGCGGATTTAGATGTCGACAAAGATAGTGATAATGGCAATGTCAATGATGAAGACAACGAAGACGAGGACGATGACGAGGACGAAGACAACGACGATGATGATTCTGTAGGAATGGAAAATAATAAATGGAACGAAAAGGAAAAAGAACGGGAGAATGAGGAAGAATTGAAACGTCAATTTCATTTAAATGACGAAGATGTATCCGAAAGCGACGACGATGATGACGACGATGACAATTATCTGCAAAAATTCGACGAAAGTATTCAGAGGGATATCATACAGGAACATCATCCAGAGATGATTATGCATAATTATCAAGAGGTGGAGGCGATGTTAAATACCACTCGTGATGAAAATGGAATCATTATTGATCCATTGCATCGAACCAATCCGTTTATTACACGATACGAATATGCACGTGTATTGGGTGAACGGGCCAAACAGATTAATTCGGGTGCAAAACCGTTTATAAAAACCGACGAAAATTTGATTGATGGGTATTTGATTGCTTTAGAAGAATACCGCCAGAAAAAAATTCCGTTTATTATCAAACGGCCATTGCCGAATGGAGGATGTGAATATTGGTCTTTAAATGATTTAGAAAATATTATGTGAACTGTCTGTCTGTCTGTCAAAAAGCGTGCGTGGTGGTGGTGGTGTGTCCTACAGGGTTATTTGTATATATTGTCTATGTATTTTTTTATGGGATACCATCAAAAAATACACTGTAGGACAATGACTAACTATAATACATATATATACGGACGGACATACGTACCAAATGGATGGATGGATGGATGGGGATATTTACATTTTCCAATGTTTGCCGGCCGCAATCCAAACAGGTGATAAATATAGTGGCGGGTTCATCTGCACTTCGTGTCTGTAATTCATAATACGTGCATCGTTTGGATTTGCATTTCTTACAGGTGAACATATCTGTCGACGCTTCAATATTATTATTATATTTCGACGCATTTCGGATGATTTTATTTTCAATAAGTGTCATCCATTTTTCCGGATTCATTTCTTGATGTGTCATAAATCCAATATCTTTGGCCAGAATTTCACCGGAAATCAACATTTTTAAAAGATGCGGCGATTTCAAATTCGTATAAACACTCCGGAGCCGGTTCAAATAGACCTGTACGAAAAAGGGATTTTCCCATTTCTTTACGATTTTCTGGATGGTCGCTTCCTTGATGGAATAATTAAATACACTTTTTTCGATATTTGCCGAATGTTTTGCGAAGTCTCCTTGTCCTTCTGGTTCTCCTCCTCCTCCTCCTTCTTGTTGTTCTTTCAAAAAGTGGTAAATCTTGGTCACCACGTTTTTGCGAAACTGTTCAGGATTT